GCCTTTATAGCCACCTGCAAACATTGCGTATTCGCCCACTGTGGCCGAGGCCAGGTCGATCTTTGCGCTGCTCAATTCGACGGCAGTGCTTCGGGTCAGCGAGGCGTCGTACGATTCTACTATGGAGAGGTATTTTCCCGTAGTGCCGTTCCATCCTCCTGCAAAAAGAAGATGATTCCCGATGGTTGCGGCGGAATGGCCTGTTCTCTTGCAACTCAAGGGCTCGGCCCTACTGGACGTAAGAGACGAATCATATGTCTGTACAACTCCTGTACCCCCAATGGGTTCAATATGAGACGTATCCGTGTTCATATCACAGCCGCCGCCGAACACTGCATACCCTCCGACTGAACCTCCCGCACAGGCCCATATCTCATCGACCAGCGGCGTTGCAGTCGTCCGGGTGAGAGACGTGTTGTATGCGTCTACGGCGGACTGCGCCATTGTAAATATGCCATTCCGCCCTCTGCAGCCAGCAAACAACGCATAGGAGCCTACAACTGCTGCGGCACTGTCATATCGGGCAATACCCAGCTCTGTAGCGGTCGTCCGGGTAAGAGATGCATCGTAGACATCCACCGTGCCAAAGGACGTGTCTCCGCTTTGTCCACCGACGAATAGTGCGTGATTCCCAAGCGTTATCGCCGTCAATCCTTGCCTTGCCACGCTCAGCGGAGTTGCAGTCGTTCGGGTGAGAGATGCGTTGTATGCGTCCATTATGGCCTCGCCTTTAACATAACCGCCGCCTCCGAACAGGGCATATCCACCAACTGTCGCTCCGGCAAGGAGGGTTCTGTATTTACTCAGCGGTGTCGCAGTTCCAAATTTGTCAGCCTCTGCACTGTAGCACAGCCTCGCCTTGCCTCCGACACCGATGTACATTTTCTTGACCTTGCGGGCCGTGCCGCCGATGCCGATGTAGGCTTTCTTCATCTTGTGGGCTTTGCTGCCAACGCCCACATAAACTGCTTTTGCCATATCCGGCCTCCTTTACACGTACACGATGAGCACCTTGTTGGTGGTCAATGCGCTTCCCGCCCCCGGGTCGGTGGTCTGGGCGGCAAAAGTCAGGCCGTTGACCGAGTTGGCCGTGCCGCCCGCAGAGCCGGAACCGGCGTAGTTGTGGGTGTGGGAACTGTTGGCTTTGCCGTTGAGTTTGGCGTTCATCTCGCTCTCGGTGTAATACCGGTCATCGTGGGTGTGGCTTGCGTTCGCCTTCCCATTCAGCTTGGTGTTCATCTCGCTTTCGGTGTAGTACCGGTCGTCATGGGTATGGCTGGACGCCGCCTTGCCGTCCAAGAGGCCTTTCAGCACCTTGCCCTGATTTGCGCTCAGACTCTGGTCGGTGGCTGTGCTGGTCAGGTCGTCCTGTACCCCGCGCCAGGTGTTGGCGGTGGGCGGCGTATAACCCAGCGCTGCCGTCACGTTGGCTTTGGTGATGCTGATGGTGCCGCCGGAGTTCGTGATGTTGCTGCCGGTCTTCACGCCTCCAAGGACGCTGGCCGTTGCTGTCGGCAGCGTGTAACCGCTCACACTGCCGCCGACCGATATGGGACCCCATGCCATAGGTCCATCCCTCCTATTTCACAATGTAATAAACTGCCGTGATGGCAGCTGTCGGCGTCTGCTGCGCTCGCAGCCGCAGTTTTCCTGCAAAGCTTTCGGTCGATGTGAGTCCTGCCGTCAGGGCGGTCTTTGCACAGGTCGGTGCTACCACTACGGCCACACAGTCGTTTGCCGTCAGGCCGGACACCGGGATGTCCAGATAATATGGACATCCCGCAGTGCTGTCGCTCAACCAGCCGCTGGCCGGGATGGTCAAAGACATGATGTTCACCTTATCTGCCTTTGTCTTTCCCATCTCTTCGATGCTCTTGGAGGCCGTCTTAGCCACCAGCGCGATCCTGTCCAGCAGCCGGTCCACGGCTTCCTTCAGATGAGCAAGCGTTATCCCCATCTTGTCCTCCTTTAAGAGCCAAACAGTTCATCCAGCATCGCGTTTACTTCGGTGTCGGTCGCCATGCTGGCGGTGATGCGGGCGTCCATGGTCTTTTCCATGTTGGTCACTTTCTGCTTGTCCGCGCTGGTGTAGTCGTTGGTCGAGAGACCCTTGCCGGCTTCCTTCTGGACATAGCCGCTCAGATCCACTTTCCAGTCGCCCATCTTTTCCAGCACGCCGTCGATGACCATGTACTCGTCGTACTTGTCGGAGGTACCGGCAGTACCCTTCGGGACCATGTAGATGTACTGTGCAGCGTCTGCCGCCTTCAGGTCGATGTCCCCGGTCGAGGCGACAATCTTGCGCTTCAGGTGGTCTGCCGCAGCGACAGCTTTGTTGATGGAGGCGGAGACTTCCGTCTCCGTCTGATATTTCTTGTCGTTCGTCAGGTCGCTTACCTTGGTGGGAGCATTGGTCTCCAGCGCAGATACGCGCTGGCCGAGACCGTCCGTCACATTCTTCTGGCGGCGGCCCAGCTCCTGCAGGTCGCGCAGCGCGGGGATACGGGTCAAATCATAACTGGCCATGTGTTTTTTCCTCTCTTTCTTTTATCCATTAAAAATTTCGTCAAGCATCCTCTGCACTTCTTCAGCGGATGCCTGCTGCATCGATGCCGTTCCCTTTGCAAACAGCGTTACAAAGGCACGGATGTTCACCTTCGGGGGGATGGCAGCGTAGAACCGCACACCGCCCTCCACGGTCTGAAGCACCGTCGCAAGGTTTGCTTTTTCAACCTCTCCGGCCGTGTCCAGCGTCAGGGTCCCCATCGGGACGTAAGAGCTGTCGCACCCCTCGATGGCCACGTCGCAGCTGTACCAGTACCGTCCTACGGACTTGGCCATCTCTTTCCAGCCCGCCGCCGGGATGGTCAAGTCATAGCTGCGGTAGTAGCCGCCGGTGTAGTCTCGCAGCGTGTCGGTCACGAGATCCTGTACGCCGTCGTAGTAGCCCTGGATGTCCTGAGCTGTCTTCTTTGCCCCGGCGGCAGAGCTGGCCGCATCCGTTGCCGACTGGGCAGCGCGGGCGGCTGCCCCTGCTGCGGCATCTTTCACTTCCTTTACCGCGCTGTCCTTTACTTCCTGAATGGCCTTTTCGGTTTTTTCCTTTGCGCCTGCTGCGGCAGCATCCGCAGCCGCAGACGCCGCCGGGCCGGCTGATGCCTCCACATTGTTCAGTGCATCCGTCTCGGCTTTGCGTATCTCCGTTACAGCCGAGTCTTTTGCGCCGATGGTGTTTTCATATGCTTCATTGGCCTTTGCGGCGCTCTGTCTGGCGTCCTCTCCGGCCTGCCACGCCTCGTCCTTTGCCTGCTCCACGAGGGCTACCAGCTGTTGCCATGCAGGCACCGGCGGTTCGGGGATGTCCCCCATCGTGCCGCTGTTCATGGCCACGCTGTACTTGATGTCCGCGCTGGTCAGGGTGCGGGTTCCGTCGCTTCCCTCAAAGACGAGCCTGCCGCACCCGGGTGTAGAGGTCACGATGGCGGGTACTTCTATTTTTCCGTCCTCCACGAGCGACGAAAACAGCATTCCCCGCTCTGTGTGCCAAAGCGCCCGGATGGTCATTCCCTCCCACTCGCCGGTCTGGGTGATGTTCAGCCGGTATATCCCCCGGTTCCTGCTGTAGCCCAGACGCAGCTGGTTGTCACAGCCCGATGTCCGCGCCGAACCCGTCGAGGCGAGGGAGATATTGCGTTCTATCATTAGGAGCTCTCCTTCCAGAGCTTTTTCAGCTCATCCACCGCGGGCTGCATCTCGCTGTTCTTGTTCGCCGCCCGCTGCAATATCTGCACCAACAGCTTTTTCTCTGCGCCAGTCAGCGACGTTCCCTGCATCTCTCCCTCCGCCATCTTCTGTGCCTGCTGGGCGCTGGCTGCAGCGGAGTCCGCACTTTCGCGGGTGTTCTTTACGGCTTCCAGCATCCGCGCCGTCAGGGCGTCCAGTGCATTATCCGTGCTCATTCTTCTCTCACCTCCACAATATTTCCCTTTGCGTCGATAACGGTATTTCCCGGCAGTGTAAAACAGGGGTGCGTCCAGCACCTGTAAAGGTCAGGCCAGCTCATGTTTTCCGGTTCGTTCACCTTGTATCCGCCCCAGTTCAGCTTATCCGGTGCCGTCAGCATCTGCGCCCACACCGCTTCAGCGCACTTGTACAGATACTCTTTCAGCGCACTTCCGGTCAGGCCGCTGCCGTAGTCGTTCAGTACCGGCGTCCGGGTCCAGAGGCAGAAATGGAAATAAGTGTTCGGTACGCTCCCCGCCGTTTCGGCATCCGCCGCCAGCAGCGCCAGAGCAAGCTTCTTTGCATCGGCAAAGGTCGAGCCTTCCAGGTGGTAGTATTTCGGGCTGCTGGCCGAAGTGTATCCGTATGACTCGAATCCGAACTCATAGCACGAGGGCAAAAAGACCTTCCGGCTCAGCGTGGTCACCGTATGGCTTCCTGTATAACTGCTGCCGCTTCCGGAGTAGCCGGGCGTGTAGTAAAATTTCGTCTCCGTCAGAATGTCTTTCAGCGCCTGTGGGGCGTCCTTCAGGTATTCGCTGTTCAGGTAGACGTCAATCAGGCTGTCGGCATACGTACACCATGTCGTGTTCCATTTTTTTCCGGTGATACCGTGCCGCCGGGCAAGGAGCGTCCGGCCTTCACCGTTCAGCTCTTTCTCGTAGTCCTGCGCTATGACCACGAATTCTTCCGCCGCTGCCCCGTCCTTTTCCACCAGTTTTGTCACCGCTCCCACCGCCAGTTCCTTCAGCATCGGGAGCTTCGCCTCTGCCGTTATGACGATGTTTCCCGTCACATCGGGGATGGAGACGGTCATCTTTTTCTCGTTCCATGCGGTGGCTGTCACGTCTTCGCCGCCCATCGTTACCTTGATGGATATGAGCCAGTATCCCTCGTTCAGCGTCAGAGCCGCAGTGTACGCCTTGCCGCTCTGGACGACCACGTCCGCCCGGCTCGTGCTCAGCCCGTTCAGCCGGTTGGATACCGCATACATCACGATGGCAGGTTCATCCCCGCCGCTCTGTCCATTCTTTTCCACCGTGACGCTGCACACGGCGCTCTTGCCTCCGGCGGCAGCAGTAATGATGCAGCTGCCGTCCTTCAGGGCTGCCAGCGTGTTCACGGCCTTTCCGTTTTCTACGGCGGTCGTCTGGTCTTTCATCACGGCCAGCGCCGCATTGTTCGTTGTCCAGCTCACCGCTGTCACGGTGGACTGGGTCGGCGTCAGAGTCGCGGTCAGAGTCACAGACTCGCCCTGTTTCAGCTTTACGGACGGTTTGTCCAGCGCCAGCTTTTCCAGCGATACAGCCACCGACCGCACTCTGCGCTGCGCCAGCTTTCCGCCTGCGATGGCCGTCAGGAGCGCTGTGCCGCCTTTCACGGCGGTCAGAGTATTTTCCCGGAGCTGCACGATGCCTTCCGGTTCGGCCATCCACTCCACGGTCTGAGGTGCGCTTCCGGGCAGCACCGTGGCTTTTAGGGGGCAGGACTCTCCCACTTTTATGCTCAGCTCTTTGCTGTCCAGCCGGATGCTCTCCACTGCCACCGGCTCTGCCTGCTCCGGCGGGGGGCTGTTCCAGCGCTGCTTCAGCTGCGCTATCATGTCCCATGCGCTGGCGTCGGAGTAACGCATTCCGCTCAGCGCTTCAAGCAGCAGCGCGTGTTCCTTTGCAGCGCATCGGTCGGCCACCCACTGCCGGTATCGGGCGGCTCTTTGTGCTTCCAGCGCTGCCCGGGCTTCCTGCTCAAGCACCAGCTGTAAATATTGATACCGCAGCGGCATCGCCGGTCCGTCTGCGCCAGTTCCCTCGCCGTTTTCCAGCGTCTGGTAGCACACATATTTCCCGGGCATGGTCATCTCGCGCCGGCCTTCTCCGTCCGTGGCCATCAGCATCCAGAGGCCCTGCCGCGCCGTCGTGAAACGCCCGTCCACCGGAGCGTTATTATTTCCATCCAGCAGCATCGGCTGCGGCACAGTCCCGCCCTCCTGCTCGATGTGCAGCGTCACGGCCATACCGGCCCATGTTTCCGGCAGCACGAACTCGAGCTTTTCCACGTATACGGCGCCCACGCCGCCCAGGTACAGCGTCTCCGGCTCCGCCCGCCAGCCTGTCCCGCAAAAATGGTCCTTCACTACTCTTACTTTCACTTTGAAGCTCCTTCCTTTGAGAAAGGCTCCCCTCGCTAGGGGAGCTGCTTTGCAGCGCCGCCGTCAGGCGGACTGCAAAGCTGAGAGGTTTCCTTCCGGTCCGCTGCCGCTCTCAGTAGGGCAAGCACTCTATAAAAAGCCTACCACGCCCCTCGTAACAAAACTACTGCGGACTTATTCATACAAACAAAAAGAGCAGGCGCCCTGGTTCATTACCAGAGCGTCTGCTCTTATCTTATTTCACCCCCTCCCACCAGTTCTTCTCGTCCTTCGCCTTCTCGGCCTTCTTGTCCGCAGCGCTTACCCACTGCGCAAAGTTCTTTTCCTCGTACAGGGGCTTTTCCTCTGCGTCCTCGAGGGCCAGCAGCTTCTTCTCCAGCTTCTCCCGGTCCCGGTCGCTTCCGGCCAGATACTCTTCCTTCACGCTCTCCGTGATTTTGCTCTTGATGCTGCCCTTGTCCTTGCCTGCGGTCATCAGGCGGTCAAGCTCCTCCTGCGCGTCCTCCACCCGGCCATTTTTCACTTCGTCCAGGAGCGCGTCGTATATGCTGCCGTCCTTGCCGCCCGCCAGCAGTTCGTCTGCCTTGCCGTCCACCGCCTTGTTCACAAGGTCGATGAGCTGCGCCCGCCGGGCCGCGTCCGCTTTGCCCTTGGCCCTGTCTGTCACAGGGGCGACGTCCAGCCCCTCCCGCAGCTTCTCAAATACGGCCTTTCTGGCCTTTTCCTCGGCCCGGGTCTTCCCGGCGTTCCGGGCCTCGGCCGCCGCCAACACGTCGGCGTCGTACTGCTTCAGCCGCCTTGCCAGCTCGCCGTCCACCTTGTCCGTCTTGTTCATCTGTTCCAGCTTCTTCATCGCCGCAGCAGCCTCCTCGCTGTCCTCGCTCTGGATGGCGTTGTACAGCCGGTCGTACTGCCCGGTGGCCGAAGAGGGTGCAGAGCTGAAGCTAAACCCTTCGCCTCTGCCGATGGCCTGTACATCCTCCCAGTAGCCTTCAAACGCCTGCATCACCTTCCGGATGTTCGCCGCCGGGACGCCGTAGAGTTCAAGGCCGCACTGGATGTCCTTCAGCACCGCCTTGTTCAGCTTCTGGTGGTGTGCTGTCAGCTCTTCCTCGCTCATCTCGCCAGTGTCCGTCCGCAGCAGCTTGACGGTCTTGGTAAAGGCAGCAAACAGGTCGTTCACCGCGCTGATGTTGGTGGCGCTCACCACGTCATAGTCTTTGCCGTCCCGGGCGTTGGTCAGGGCGCTGTAGATCTCCGAGCCGTACAAAAAGTTTCCGGCCGCACTTTCAGTGTACAGGTCGAAGAACCGTTTGCCCAAGCTTTTCGCCGTAACGTCTCCGTTCTCGTCCTGCTCCCTGTCCCACCGGTGGAGCAAAAAGTCCGCGCCGATCTTCATGAGGGCAAACACCGCCGTCTGCACGACCTGGCTTGCCGCCGCCTGGCGCAGGCCCTGTCCGGCCCGCTGCACCTCGGCTTTGTTTTCCGCGCTCTGGTCGGCAGCATACCGGGCCTTCTGGGCTTTGTAGTCGCCCACGGCGTCGGCCAGAATGCCGTAGTTCTGGAATCGCTGGGTGGTAAACATGGTCAGCGTCTTTACAAACTCGTTGTCGCTGCGCTGGATGCCCGCCCGCTGCATGGTGGTGTAGTTGGGCTGGGTCTCCTCGATGACCCGCTGGTACATCTTGTTCACGGCTTCCCAGTAGGCTTCGCTGCCCTTCTCCGCGGCACCCTCGCCAAACTCCGCTGCGTGGTGCTCCACATACCGCTTCGCGCCCTCCCACAGCGCCGCCACCGTGATCTCGTCCATGCCGGTGATCCAGCCGGTCACAGCAGGCATGGCTTCCGACGCTTTGGCCACAAGGTTTTTGTGCGCGCCGATGGAGCTCATCTCTCCCCGCTTGGTGCCGCGCAGGCGGTATTGCAGCAGGGCGTCTCCGTGCTGGCGTATCTCTGCTTCCACCGCGGCCCGCTGCTTGCCCGAGAAATTCTTCACGAAGGGCAGTACCGCCGCCATGGTGTCTGCTCCCAGCACAGCGCCCGCCGTGGGCAGGCTGGCTGCCTGCGCGATGGCCACGCCCAGGTTCACGGTCAGGATGGCTCCGGCGTAGTTGCCCCGCATCCTGTCCAGCGCCCGGCTCATGGTGCTGCTGCGCTTGCGCCGCGTGGTCTGCAGGTCGGTCAGCAGGTCGTTGATGTAGCTCACCGTCTCCTTTCCCCACTTCTCGCCGATGATCTTGTCCTTCAGCACACCGATGCCCTCTGCCGTCTCCACGGTGCTGTTCAGTACCCGCTGCACGTCCCGGATGGGGGCCGCAAGGCCCGCATAGGCTGCCGTGTCCCGCAGGCTCCGCTTCACCACGTTCTGGCACTCTTCCAGCAAAATGGGCTTATCGCTCTTCACGCGCTCCTTCAAAAAGCCCCTGCCCTCGATGGTGGCATCCATCTTCACGCCCTCGATCTCCGTCGCCAGCGTGCTCCGGTCTACCGCGATGGGGTAGTAGTTCTTCACGGTGGCCCGGTCGTAGCCCAGCAGCTTCATGCTGGTCTCGTTGATGAGGTTCGTGGTGTACCGCCCGAAAAAGTCCTCCATGTCCTTGCACCAGTTTCGGTCATAGTCCGTCATGGCGTCCTGTACCGTCTGCAAAATGGTGTCGGCCATCGGGGTGCCGTCGGCGTTCACCAGTGTCCCCAGCATCACGGTCTGGCTGCGCTGGTAGGCTCTCTCGATGTTGCCCTTGGCGTACTGGGCAGCGTCCGGCAGGGTCAGGCCGCCGGTCATCAGGTGGTGGCGGCTGTCCTCGTTGCGCAGCAGCATGTACAGGCTGCACAGCTGTGCGTGGTTCAGCGGCACGGCATTGCCCTTGCTGTCCTTCAGTCCGATGTCCACCAGCTCCGCCCCCGGCCCGGCAAAAGCTTCCACCTCTTTCAGGTGTTCCTTGCCGGTCACGTTGGCAAACAGGCTTTCGCCTTCCACGAGGATCTCCGTCTGCCGCCGCTGGCCGTCGTTCAGCATCTGCCCCAGCTTCTCCATCTGGCCGTTTTTGGTGTAGCCGCCCAGACGCCGGAACATTCTCGTGCCGCCCAGCATGTCCAGCTGGTAGCGGTTCATCGCGCCCTTCGCCTTTTCAAATTTCTCTCCGAAGCCGTTGCCCTCCGAGTTCAGCACCTCGCGGGCGGCCTTCATAGCCATGCTGTCCACCTCTTCTGCCCTCGCAAGGCTCAGGGTCTTGTTCTCGGTCCGGATGATGTGCAGCGTGCTGGCCGTAATGGCCTTCAGCATCCGCAGCTGGTCTACCGTCATGGGCAGATAGGTGCGGTTCTCCGTCTCCCGGATGCGCTGGCGCAGCCGGTCCCGCAGCTGTTCGGCCTTGTCGCCGTCCGGCAGGGCCTTGGCTTCTTCCAGCTGCTGCCGCAGCCGGTCGAGCTTTGCCTGCTTGCTGGCGTTCATATCGTCCCGCAGTGTCTGGATGAGGTTTTCCACGCCGCTGTTCTCCCAGTCGGCGTGGATGCCGACGTCCATCTCTCCGCTGCGCCGGATGCTGTCCTGCAAGGCGGTCAGCTTGGTCAGGGCGTTGTTGTTCAGCACTGCCGTGTCCGCCAGCTTCGCCACCTCAGCGGCCTGCACGATGAGGCTCTTCTGTACATATTTCCCGGGCTTCGGCCGCAGCACCATCTGGTTGAGCTGGGCAGCATTGTTCCGGATGCTCCGTTTCAGTTCGTCCGCCTTCCGTCCTTCCCGGGCCTTCTGCACCCGCTTTTCGGCCAGTGCCTTGGCCACGGCCACGTCCTCGTCCCGCTGCTGCCGGGCCGTTTCAATGGCAATGGCATTCCTCTGGGCCTGTTTTTCCTGCCACGCTTCCGCCTTGCGCTGGTTCTCGGCCTCCCACTCCATGATCTCGTTTTCCTGTACCAGCAGCTGATGCTCCGCCCGGTCGGCTCTCCGCTGCTCTCCGGCCACCTGCCGGGAAAGGTCGTTGATCTGGGAGCGCAGCTGTCGGCGCTCCAGCTTTATCTCGTCCAGCATCTCCTGCCGGGCCTGCTTCATCCGGTTCTTTTCGGCCTTCCATTCCCGCTCGTAGGCTTCCCGCAGAGCGGTCATCTTCTCGTCGAGACCCGCTGCTGTGCTCACCTGTGCGCCCAGCGTTTCCAGATTCTCGTTGAGCTGTCGTTCTGCCCGGCTCACGCTCTTGACCTCGGCGCTCTGGCTGCGGCTGTTTTCCCGCATCCGGTCGGCAAAAGCCTTCCGCTGGGTCTGCTGCACGCTCTTCAGCCCCTTCGTTACCTCAGCCGCACGCTCCTCGCTTCCGGCGGCCATTGCGGCCACTTCACGGTTGTGCTTTAAGATGCCCTCGAACACCGCCTCGGCGTCGGTCATCTCCGGGTGGCTCATGATGTCGCCGATCATCCGGCCCGCCAGTTCCACCTTGGCGTCCTCGTATTCGGCAGCGTCCGCAAACCGGCTCATCATCTTGGGCTTGATGGTGTCGTGTACGTTCATCAGCACGTCGAGCCATTCTGTGCTCTCCATGCTGGCTGCGCCCGCCACGCCCGCTTCCTGTGCCGCTGAGCGGAAGAGTGCCGCCGCACTCTCCTTCACTCCGCCCACGGCCCGGGTGTCGTTCACGATGGCCTCGTACTGTTCCGCCGGGTTGCCGTCCCGGTATCCCTCCGCCTGCCGCAGCTTCACGCCGTGGCGCCGGGCCTCGGCTACCGCCTCTGTCCAACTTCCGTATCGCTTTACAAGCTCCGCCTTGGCTTTGCCGTTCTTGTCTACCGTGTAGGTCAGGTCATGCAGGTCGGGGTACTGGTTCCACAGCTCCGTGTTCCGGTAGGTGGCCTCGTCCAGTACCTCGCCCGCCAGCGTCTCGGCCAGTCCCTGCGCCTTGGCCATGTCCGCGCCCTCCGAGCGCAGATACTCCACCAGCGCCCGTGTCTCGTTTGCCAGCTTCGTCCGGTCGGCCCTGCTACCGTTGGTCTTGGTCCATCGGATGACAAGGCTCTCGAGAGCAGCGTCCGAGAGCCGGGTGTTCTTCGTCAGGCCGAAGAACTGGTTCAGGGTGTCAAAGGCCGCTGCCTTCTCCGCCAGTACCCGGCTTGCCTGCCGCTGCTGGTTCTGCTTCGCCTCCCGGTCGGCCTGCTCGGCCCGCTGGTAGCGGAATCGTGCCAGCTCACTCTCTGCCGGGAGTTCCCCGGTCTTGTAGTATTCCCGAATCTCTCTTACGACCTTGTCGGCATCCACCTTCCCGCTGTACTCCTTGCTGGCAGCCACCCGCCCGTCGGTGGTGGAGATGTCGAGGGTGAAACGCCGTTTCTCGCTGCCCAGCTGCTCCACCATCGCACGGATCTGTCTCAGCTGCTGTTCGGTCGGCGGGGTCTTTGCCGCAATGTCAACGCCCGGGGCCTCAGCCATCACACGCACATTGCCGTCTGCCAGAAACTCGTTCAGGGCCTCTGTGCCGTTGGACACCTCCGCCGGGCCGAACGCGTCCAGTATTTCTCTGTGGTCAGTGTCCCGGGTGCCGTCATTCTGCGCAAAATTCAGCATCCGGCCATCAGGCAGGATGTACCCTGCCCGTTCAAAACGGTCTGTCGTTCCAAACTGCTCCACGGCCAACTTCCGGCGGTACTCAGGCTTTCCGCCCGCCGCCTTGGCCTTGGTATCATACACCTTCTGCTGCTCCTGCTTCACGGCCTGTCGGGCGTTTTCCACTTCGGCCTGCGCCTGCCGCAGCTTATCGTTCACTTCGCCGATGCGGCTTTCCAGTTCTGCGCCGCGCCGGTTGAACTCCTTGCGCTTTTCCAGATAGCTTTGGTACTCTTCGCTGGCCCTGAATGCCTTGCCCTTTTCCGAGAACAGGCCATAGGCTTTTTTCTTTTCTTCGATAGCCAGCACTTCGTTGCTTTCCTGCCAGTTTGCACGCTCTTCCTTCAGGGCGCGGCGCTGACGTTCCAGCTCCCGGCTTTCTTTCTGAAGCTCACTCTGGTTTCGCCGGGATTCGCTCAGCTGGAACCTCACCGTTTTCTTCACAGGCTCGTCGGTTCTCTTGCTTTCGCCGGAGGGTTGTGCTATACTATTTTTAGAAAGTGGCTTAGGGGCTTCACCGCCCTGCTCGGTTTTGAGTACCGAGGTAAGGCCGCTTTCCTGATAAATAGAACCCTTCGGCAATCTACTCCTTGAATCTTCGGATTCTACGTGGGTACCACCGAAGGGTTCTATTTTTGTAGGCTGAACATTTACAATGTCATAGAAAATCTCCCGTTCATCCGCCCTGATAGCTGTCAGGACATCCGCCTCATAAGCATTCGGCCCGATCATAACTTTAATTTTGCCGCGGTTGAATGCTTCTGCATTTTTGTGGTGGGCAGGTTCCCGGTAAACTTCATCTGCCGTTTTGATAATTTCATCCAAATTCGATGCCATCCGCATCTTGTCTGCATAAGCTTCAGCATTTTCCCACTGAAGCGCTTTGGTCGATTTTGACCAGACAAATTCATTTCGCCCGTCTTTATGGTTCAGAATCGTCCAGCCGTTCCGCTCAAAGCCGTTCGGGAAACGCTCCTTGATGGCCTGCTTGACCGTAGACTTCCACTCTTCCTGTGGAACATCTTTCAAAATATCTTCGTCGATTTTGATATAAGACTCTCCAGTTTTATCCTTCAAAATCGAAAACCGAACCCCCTGCTTTTCCGCCGCGCTCTCGGTCTTGAGGGCTGCGGCGTTTTCTTTTGCCGTCCGCAGGTTGTCCATGGCCTTTTCTGCGTGGGCGAAATACTCGTCCTGTAAGGTGCGCTTTTCGGCCTCGGCCAGGCGCTTCGCTTTCAGGGCGGCGCGGTTGTCCGGATCGATGGTCAGCACTTCCTTCGCCCGGCTGATGAGCCCATCCAGCATCTGCCGCACCTGCTCCATCACCTTGTGGATGGTGCCGCTCTTGCCTGCGTTCTTTTCTGCCTGCCCGCGCTGGAACGTCACCCAGCGCTTGAAGCTCTCCTCGCTGTCAAAGATGCCCCGCCATGCGTCGGCCACCAGCTCTTCCGCTGCCTGCTCGTAGGTCAGACTCTGGGCGCTGTAGTCCTCGAGCTTTGCCCGGACCATCTCGTCCAGGCTTTCGTAGCCGCTGCTCTTCGCCAGATATTCCAGCGCGTGCTCCTGCAAAGTCCTTGCGCCCTCGGCATCCAGTGCGTTGTACCAGTGGTAGTCCTCGTGCAGCACCGTGCCGAAGATGTCCTGCGCGTTGTCTCCGAAGAAGATCCGGGCCGTCTCGGTGTCCACATAGGCCCTGATGCTCCGGTCGTTCTGCAGCACATTGTACAGGATAGCATCCGTGCCGGTGGCCGCCGCATTCAGGCGGATGATCTGGTCGGCCGCGTCGCCCTCCGGCCGCATCGTGTCCTTGGCGTATACCTCGCCCCTGCCGCTGGTGCTCTCGCTGCCAAGCGCGCCGCCCAGTTCGGTCATCTTTTCGGCATACAGCATCCGTTCGCCCTTGCCCTGGGTGTAGGCGATCTCAAGGGCCGTCCGGCCGACGTCGGTGCTCAGGATATAATTGATGTCCGCCGCCGTGCCGCTCATGCTGCCCGCCAGCTCCAGCGCCTGCGCAAAGGTGGCAGCGCCGCTCCGGCCCAGCCGGTACAGCGGCGACGCTGCGGCCGCGTACCGGTCGGCGTCCACCCTGTCCGGCATATTTTTGCTGATGGTCTCGGCTGCCTTGTCCGTCACCCGCCAGCCTTCCAGCGCCCGCTGCACCTCGGCCTCCCGCTGGGTCTTCGGCGCTTCCGGCCGGAGTCCCAGAGTCTCCCGCAGCGGGGCGTTCTCGTAGCTGTCGGTTTCACCTACAGCGGCAGTCGCTTCACGCACGTTGTCCGGCGCAGCCGTTTCCGGCATGGCGTCGGCGGTTTCTGCGGGAGCATCCTGTACTGTCTGCGGCGCACTCGCAGCTTCGCTGGGCAGCTCTGCACTCTGTACGGCAGGCACCGCTTCGCTTTTCGCCTTCTGCTGTGCGGCGATCTCCCGCAGCATTCGGCGGGTCGCGCCCGCAGTGTCGGGCAGCGTCACGCCGTAAGCCTGCTCAAAGGCCGCACGGTTTCCCCGGTTCTCGGCGTTCGGTGTAAACAGCCCGATGGTCTTGCCCGTCAAGCTGTCGCTCGCCGCCACTTCGGCAAACTGCCGCACCGCCGGGTTTTCCGATTTTGCGGCAGTTGCTTCCGCCCGCTGCATACTTTCAGTGGAGTTTCCTTTAAGAAAGGCGCTTTGCGCCCGGGTTGCGGCTCCCGGTGTCTGCTGCGCAGGTCCACTGCCGCTTCCCTCTGTCGCAAGGCCCGCCATCTCACGCCCCGCAGCACTTCCGGCGTCCAGCTGAGAGCTGCCCGGCACGCCAGTGGCTCCCCTTTTAAGGGGAGCTGTCGCGTCAGCGACTGAGAGGTCCTGCCCTGCCAGCGCTCTATCAGCAGAGCTATCCGCAGCCGACTGAGAGGGCTCTGCCGCCCGGGCTTCCCATTCCTTCTGCTGGGCGGCAGCCCGCTTCATCCGGTCCGTCCGGTCGTAACGCTCCGCCTCCCTGTCCAGCGCTTCGCTCATGCCGCGCAGCCCCGTGCCGATTGCGCCGCCCAGCGCGCCGGATGCACCGCCGGAAAGTCCGCTTTCCAGCGCGGTGAGGAAGGTGTCTTTGTTGAAGAGGTTCTTCGCTGCCTCGCTGTCCCCCAGCGCAGCGTCGATGGCCATGTCCGCATAGGTCTCCGCAAAGGCCTGCATCGAGTTGTCGATGCCGCCCGAGATGGCCGCAGCCACCGCCGGGTAGCGTTTCGCCAGCTCCGAGCTGCCCGCCAGCCCCTGCACCCAGTCTGCGATCTGCCCCGCCAGTGTGTCCTTCGCGTAGTCCGAGCCCATGGTCTTTGCAAGGTCTGCCGCGCCCACCGAGTTGATGGCCCATCCTGCGCCGAACTTGGCGAGGCCGCCGCCCAATGCCTTACCCGCGCTCTCGCCCTTCTCCGCGCTCTGGCCCATGGCCTCCGCCGCGCCCTGGGCGCTCAGCATAGGCAGGATCCACGCAACGCCGTCGCCGCCTGCCGCAATGGCCAGATTCTCCGCCGCGCTGGTCACAGCTCCCGTCACGGCCTTCTGCGCCGGGCTCAGGCCGCTCTGGGCCGCAGCCGTCAGCTGCTGCCCGCGGTCGTAGAGCTGGTAGCCCACGCTCTGGTTCTTGTCGATGCCGTCGCTCACTTCCAGCCCCGCCAGCTTCTGGCGCATCTCCCGGATTTCCTTGGAGTTGTACCCCATCGAGATCAGCTCCCGGTTCCGGCTCTCCGGCCATGTGGGGTTATAGTCCATGTCTACGTCGGTCAAAAGGTCAAACAGGCTCTGGGCGTGTTCGTCGCCCTTTACCTCCTGCCCCACCTGTTTCCAGTTCTTCAGGGTGGCGTCGATGTTCTTTCCCGCCTGTACGCCGTACTCCGCGCCCAGCAGCGGGGCAGCGGCCACCGTGTCTCCGATGCCGCCGATGGCGTTCGCCGCCCGGCGCGCATACCGCTTCCATGCGGGGATGGCGCCCAGCGCAGCGTTCATCTTCCGGGCCTCGTCGATCTGCTCCTGCGTCCAGCCGCCCTTTTGGATAAGGTCGGCGTCCGTGTACGCGCCGTGGGTGTTGTCCACCCGGCGCACCGCGTCGGCCAGATTCTTGTTGTCCCCGGTGTCCAGCCACTGGTTGATGCGGTCAAACTCGTCCGGTACGCTGTCCTTGGCAAAGCTGGCGCTCAGCTCCTGCGCCCGGCCGGTGCCGTAGGCCATGGCCCCGCTGCCCACGTTCTCCAGCACGTTCCCGCTCTTCGCAGGTACGCCCCACTTCTGTCCCATGTCCAGCGCCCTTTCGGTGGGGTTTCCTTTAAGAAGGGCTCCCCTGATAGGGGAGCTCCGTTCTCGCGCGGCGTCAGCCGACGGGAACGGTGAGAGGTTCTCTCCCCGCCCGCTGTGCGCCTGAGAGGGCTCGTTCCTCGCATCCACCTCCCCCATGTCGCTGGCGTGCCGCTCAGTGTACTGCTGCAGGGCATCTGCATAGATGTTGCTTTTGGGCGGCACTGTGCTCGACGCAGTGGACGGATTCGGTGTCTTGGTGCGGATAGCTCTCACCTTTTCCGCCGTCCACCCAGAGCTTTCTGCCGCCTTCGACGGGTTGCTTTCTCTCATCGCCTTAACTTTTTCTGCTGTCCACGCCATCAGCCCTTCACCCCCGCTTTCTCAAGCGCTCTTGCGATTTCGTTATCACTGTACCCGTTCTGGCTCATATTGTTCATGATAGCCCACGCGCTATAACCTTTTTTCGCATAGTTCTTTGCCAGCATTGCCGCCATATCTACGCCGCCGCTCTGGCTTGCACTCTGGTCGTTCGCAGTATCCGCATTGAGCCACCCATTATCCGTTAAGGTCTTCTTGTAAAAATCGTACAGCGGCTCATTTCCCTTCATAGAAGAAAATGTCTTTGCCATACTTTGCAGTTGGCTGTTCGTCCAGCTGTTTCCGCTGCCTTTCGCACCGCTGCTGCTCCTGCTGCCCGAAGAGCTGCCCGAGCTGCCTGCGCTCTTTGTTGCCAGCGCCGTTGCAAGCTGCCGTCCTGCGATCGTCCTGTAATTCCCCACAGAGTTCGGATCCAGGCCGTACAGTTCCAGCACCGCCCGTGCAGCCTCGTCGCTGCCGCCGCCTGCCAGCCCGGCTGCGGTCGTGAGCGCACCCGCCTTGTCTGCGCGGGTGATGGGTGCGCCGCTGTAATTGTCGAAGATTCCGGTATCCAGACCATACCGGCCCAGCACGGCGTTCGCGGCATCGCCCGCCCCCTGCTGGTACAGGTTGAACGCCTGCTCGTAGGCATTCAGTGCATCGCTCTGGCCGGTGCGCTCTTTGTTGTACTCCCACTGTTCCCGGGCAAACTCGTTCTCCCACTGCTGCTGGGTGTAGCCCTTGTAGGTGTCGTAGGCCGTCAGACCGGCTCTGCCCACACTCTTCGCCATCTCCCACAGGTTCGAGAGAAAGTCGTTCTTCTCCTGCGCCGCCTGGTCTGCCCGGCTCTTCTTGTAGTCCCGCCAGTCCTGCGCGTTGGCCACGGCCCCCTGATGCTCTGCCGCCTCGAGACTGTCCTGATTCTGCAGCGCGCTCAGCAGTCCCGAGAGGCCGTTCTGCTTCAGCTGGTACAGAGTCAGGGCCTTGTCCCGCAGCCCGGCCAGCCCGCTGTCCACGTTCGCCATGGCCTGCTGGTAGCCCTGCTGGGCCACACTGTTTGCGTAGCTCGAGCCGTACCCGCCGCTCAGCGCGGCAGCGCCCGCAGCGGCGTTCTCAGCCGCCGCCCTGGCATTCGCCTGTGCGCCCGCGCGGTACTGCCGGTAGAGTTCGCTGTCCGTGCCTACGTCATAGCCTGCATTGCTGGCTGCGCCCATGCTGTCCAGCGCCTCGTTGATCCGGTCGGTGTAGTTGCTCTGGTACGCCCCCGGCATCGCATTCTCCGCGTCCTTCTGCGCCGCCTGCGCGTCCTTGTATCTCTTGAATACGCCCATTTTCTAATCTCCATTCTTGACAAATACGTAAAACACGTATATATTATAATTACAGATTCGGAGGTGCATCTTCATGCCAATGACCCCCAAAGAGATCGTTCGCCTGCTCGAACAGAACGGTTTCGTGTTCGTCAGCTCCAACGGTTCTCATCGCAAATACCACAACCCCACCACCGGCAAGACCACTATCGTCCCTTTCCACGCCAAAGACCTCAAACCCGGCACAGAGAAAAATATCCTCAAACTGGCCGGTCTGAAGAAATAAGGAGGCATTTCTATGAACGCTGTTTTCTATCCCGCGGTGTTCCACCCCGAAGAAACGGGTTATTCTGTCACCGTCCCCGACATCGAGGGCTGCTTTACGCAGGGCGATACGATGGATGAGGCTGTGCGGATGGCACAGGATGCCATCGGCCTGATGCTGGAAGAGTGCGCTGTCTGCCCCACTCCTTCCGTTCCTTCCTCTCTTCCGGTGGAGGCCGGAGACTTTGTGGTCATGGTCCCCTTTGATATGGCTGCTTACCAAAAGCAGTTCCGCCCTGTTAAAAAGACCCTCTCCGTCCCCGCTTGGCTCAATGATGCAGCCGAGGCCGCACACATCAACTTCTCCGGCGTTCTTCAGGACGCCTTGAAGGAAAAGCTCCATCTTGCATAATTCTTGATAGCTCAGCCCCTTCGGGCTGGGCATTTTTAATTCTGTTTCATCTTGGCTGTCCGGGTTGCGGCTCCCAGCGTCTGCTGCGCTGCCGCTTGCATCCTGCTGGCCGCGGCCCCAACAGCTCCTCCCTGTTTCCGCCACTGGCGGCGGTCGTCGCCGTTGCCCTTCCGGGCCAGGCGCTTTATTTTCACAGCAGAAGCGGCAGCAGGCTTGCGGCAACGCTCAGGATGGTTCCAAAGATGCCCGTATGCCGGCTCTTTTTCTCCTGTTCCTCGCTGGCTGCCTGATTGTACACGCTCTGATAGTAGTTGCGCTGGTTCTCCCAGTTCTGATAGTTGGTCTGGTACTTCTCGTAGTCCTGCGCCTCGGCTTGCTGGTATCCGCTCAGCTGGCTCTGCAGGTCGCTCTTTTTCTGGGTGTACTGGTTCAGTGCCTGGCTGTATAGCCCGTTCGTGGCATTGCTCAAGCCCGCCATGGCGTTCTGGTAGGCGCTCTGGCCCGCCTGCGTGCCATAGCTCGAGCCGTACCCGCCCGAGATGGCGCTGGCGTTGGCCTGCGCGTTCTCGTTGGCCAGCTTTGCCTGTCGGGTGTAGCTGTTCTTGTACTGCTCGTAGGCCGCATCCCGGGTGGGGTCATAGCTGAAATCCTTCATCCCGTCCAGCTGGCCCATCACGCCATCTATCCTGTCTTTGTATTTGCTGGTGTAGTCTTCCGGCTTCCTTGCCTCCCACGCATCCAGCTGTTCTCTCGCTGCATTCGTTGCTTTGCTCATAATAACTCCTTTAAGAAAGTCTCCCCTAGCAGGGGAGCTCTGTTCTCGCGCGGCCACAGGCCGACGGGAACAGTGAGAGGTTTTCTCCTCTCCTGCTGTTATTGTTAAAGACTCTGGTTCAGCTTCTCTTTTAAGTCATCCGAAAGATTCTCGGTGTCGATGTTGCTCAGAATATATTCCAGCTGCTCCTGCATCTGGTACAGATAATTCCTCAGCTCCCGGGCGCTGGCCGTATCCAGCTCCTCCATCCTCGGCATGGAGATCTTCGAAAGTCCCACGATACTAGCCACGTCTCGGTACACCTCCGTTCACTCTTCCGCCCTCGCTGCTGCTCAGCGTCATGGCGATGCTCCTCACTGCGATCTGCCCTTTTCCGGTCAGGCGCAGCCGCATGGTGTCGTGACGGGTCGGGACGAAGGGCAGGTTCACTCTCACACGCTTCCCTGCGGTGTCCACCCGGCCCATCTCCTGCCACTCGCCGCCGTCGAAGCTGGCCCAGAGCGTCACCACGGTCCGCTCCATCGCGTCCAGCCGCACCGTCACCCGGCTGCAATACTTGTCGTCCGGGTTCCCGAGTCCGATGTCACCGGTCACAGCCTCGTATTCCACCGTGTCCTCTTCGCCGCTGGCCTCCCGGCTTCCGTCTGCGGCCCAGATGGCCTCTTTGTCCCAGAGATAGAGCTGTCGCCCGGTGCTGCACATCGCCCAGCCGGTGGCGTCTTCCTCGTGCCAAAGCCCTTTCTCAGTGTCGTATACCAGCAGCCGCTGCCCGTCGGAGCTTTCGGTGTGCAGATAGTACCGGCCCACCAGCCCGCCGGCGGCGGCTCTCGTCACATGGCTGAGGCGTTCTTCGTCCAGCGAGGCCGACACCTTGGTGGGCAGACTGCCGTCCCACGCCATGACGCCGTCCATCGAGAGGTAGTACAGCGTCTCGTTGATGACGCAGAGACTCTGGTGCGCACCTTTGGCCACGCCCGAACACTGGATGCTGCTCATCTGGTAGTCGCTGGGCTTGGTGCCGTACAGCTTGTGCAGACCGTTCTCCTTGAAGAAAAGCACGTATCCCATGCAGGTAGCCGCACCGGTAAAGGCCCCGTCGCTGCCCACAGTCACGGCGTAGCTGTCCGCTGCCGTTCCCCTGTAGGAGAACCAGTTGGTGGCGTCGCCCAGCTTGCAGGCATAGATGACGTTTTCGGTGCTCGAGCAGCCCCATACACGGTTGTTGTGCTCCGTCAGCCAGTCGAGATCCGGCACCCGCCGCTGGGCCGTCACGTCCGGGAAAGGCCCGTCGAAGGTCTGGGTGGTCTTGCCGTCCATGGCCGTCCACACCACGCTCTGGCCTGTCACCACGCAGGTGCCGTAGTACAAAACGCTCTCGATGTCCGGCGCGATGGAGAGGATGACCGAGTCTCCGGCCACGTCGTCCACCACTACGTCCCCGCTGAAATCAGAAGAGTAGGCATTCTTCACCACAGACGGGATGCCCGTCAGCGTCACAGTGTCCCCGGCTTTGAAAGCTTCGCCCAGCCCCTTGCAGGTCACGCGGCAGTAGTTCAGCAGAATGTTCTGCCAGCCGCCCGCCGTGCTGTAAAGCTTCAGGGCGTCGCGGTAACTCCACGGGGCGTCTTCGGCCTGTTTGAGCCAGACGTCTCCGTTCTCCGGGCTTTCCGGTTCGGTCGCACCGAACAGATTCGGCGTGTACACTACACCGGCAGCATCGCAGGGGGTCACGGTCAGGCTCACTCCGCCCTGCTGCCAGCTGGACCCCAGCGCACTCAGCGTTCCGCTCACAGTATCAAAGGACATCTTGTCCGGCCAGATGAGCACCTTGGTCCCTATGCCCACCAGTCTCTTTTCGTTGTCGCTCAGGGCGCCTTTCAGCTCCACAGCGGCGCTGCCGTCATCCGGGGCATACCGCAGGGTCGTGCCTTCCACGGTCAAAAGGCCGTTCAGATGGTACATCCCGTTCATCCCGGCTGCTTCCCGCACCTTCCGCCGGGGCTTGCGGGTCTCGAGGGCCGGGTATCCCCGCGAAGAGAAGTTCTTTTCTTCGCTCAGCTCTGCCTCGCTGCACGCATATCCCTCGTTCAGCCCGCCGAATACCCGCAGCAGCTGCCGCTGGCTGTTTATCTGGTTCAGGTTCGTCACGTCATCAGCCTCCCGCCGCCTGCCGGCATATAGTTCCGCCTCACCCACACCGCAAACTCCTGCACATAACTCGTGTAGAGCTGCAGCTCATTCGCCGCCCGGGCCGTCTCGCCCAGTGCAAGGTCCATCTGCGCAGCCAGCCAGTGGGGATAAAGTGCTTCTGCCGCACAGCAGGCCAGCAGCGGGGTGTCATATTCCAGCCCGTCGTTCCACAGAATATCCGCGCCCTTGTCCTCAAAGTCGCCGCCGGTCTGGCTGCGCTCCACGATGTTCCGGCGCATCCCGCTGTCTGCCTGCCGCAGCCATAGCTGCTTCAACCGGTTCTCAAAATGATTGTTCGGCCTCAGCTCGTCGGCCATCTTTATCGCTTCGCCTGCTGTCATAAAAAACCTCCAAAACAAAATCCCCCGGCGCAGCAAGCGCCTGCAAGCTGTACCGGGGGAAATATCAAATGGTCATCATCTGGGTTCCGGCCGCCGCCTGCATGGCCTGACTCTTCCGGGCCGCTTCGGCGTCCTGTTTGATGCTGTGTTCCAGCACCTCGGCCACAGCCTTCGGCACCTTCACGTCCATGCCGCGCTGGATGAGGTAGCTGTCGCCGTTGACGCCCACGAACACCGGTGCCGAATAGCGGTCGTCATCCTTGAACAGGTGGATAGTCACCATGCCGTCGTCCTTTTCTTCGGTCGCTGCCTCGACCTTCTCCACAGTCTCCACCGCGTTCTCCACGGCCTGGGCCGCAGGTTCTTTCTTCGTAGCCATAGTATTTCCTCCTTAGTTTGCCTTCGCCTTCGCGCTGTACTTCGGGCTGATGCTCTCGATGCGGACCATGTACTGCTCACACAGACGTTCCGCAGTCTTGATGGCCTTCCAGCCCACGGATGCGCGCTGGTTCAGCGGGTCTTCGCCCGCACCCAGCTGCTTGACGATGTGCTGCAGGCCGCCGCCCTCCACCTCGGTCACAGCATAGGCATGAGCTGCCAGCACCAGAGTGCCGAACACGGCCAGACCGCTCGGGCAGCCGCTGCCGGTCCAGATCTTCGCCTCGCTGGTCTCGATGAAGCGCACACCGGCCAGCTTGCCGATCTCACCGTTGTAGATGTTCTCAGGGGCAGCATACTTGTGGACGTCAATCCACTCCGGGTTGCGGCGCAGATCATAGGCCACATAGGGGTGGACGATAGCAACGTAACTCTCGCCGATGGCGTCGGCATTCTGGGCTTTCAGGGCAGTGGCCGCCTGGTCGATGAGGTCGGGCGTCAGCACACTGGCGGTGGTCAGATTGGCGCGGCTGGTCACGGCGGTGTCGCCCGCCGGCGCATAGATGACGTTGGTGCCGCCTGCCAGCACCTCGCGGGTCACGGTGTCCAGCGTACGGCCCGCCTGAGATGCCAGTACCTTGGTCGCCTGAGTGATGTTGTTGTCGATGGCAGTCAGCTGCAGCACGTCGGTGATGGCTGCCCAGCCGCCGTACTGCTTCACGGTGGCGGTCATGGGGGTGACGGTCAGGGCCTGAGCATTGGGGGTCACGCCCTCGGTCAGCGGCTCGGTGGCCTTGGGCAGGCTCTCGTACTTGCGGAACTCGATGGTCTTGCCGTTGTTGGCCGGGATGGGATACTTGTCGCCAAACTGGTCATGCACCAGCAGCGGCTCTGCCTGGTCCAGCAGACGCTTCTCGTAGTAGGTCTTCATTTCGGCGCTCATGCCAGTCGCACCGGTGTGGTTTGCAGGCTGTGCAAACAGCTGCAGATTCATGTGGATTTTCATTTGTGTTCTCCTTTCGTGTCTTGCTTTATTGAGAGCCGCCATTTCCTTTGAGAAAGGCTCTCCTTTCTAGGAGAGCTGCTTTGCAGCGCCGCCGTCAGGCGGACTGCAAAGCTGAGAGGTTTTCTTCCGGGCAGCGGCAGCTTCCGGTTAAAAAGTGATGATCTGCCCCCGCATGGCCCGGCGTTCCAGCTCTTCGCACTGGGCAGGCGTCAGCTTGGAGACGTCGGTCTTCAGCACCGCCGCGCCGCCGGGGTTCGTGCCGTTCTCGCTGGGCCGTGCGCCCCGCTGGCGGATACGGGCTTCCACGCCCTTCTCTACGGTCTTGGCCGTCTGGGTGGTGCGCCGGGCCATGATGTCGTCGAAATAGCGGGCCTTGTAAGCGTCCTCCATCTTCACGCCCAGCTTGAGCATCTGGGCAAAGTCCGGGTCGGCCAGCGCCGTCTTGATGTCGAAGTCCGGGTCTTCGGCCCGGATGCGCTCCACGGCGGCGTCCCACTCCTGCTGGATGGCTTCCATCTTGGCGGCTTCCGCCCGCTGCTGCTCGGCGGCACGGTGCTTGGCGTTCTCGCTTTCCAGCGCGTCCATCTCCTTGGCCAGCTGGACGCTGATGCCCTTCTTCATGGCCATGTCTTCGTAGTAGGCGTCGTCCTTCACGACGCCGCCCTCCACCGCAGCGGCCAGTGCCTCGTAGTCGCCGGGAGTAGTGCCGTACTTCTGGCCCAAAGCGTTCAGGATACGCCCCACCGGCCCCTGCTCGTTCAGGATGCTGTCGTAGGCTTTCTGGGTGGCCTGCACGATCATCTCGCCAAACTCCCGGTTGTACTCGCCCCGCATCAGTTCGCCAAACGCTTTCCGGTGTGCCTCCGGGTCGGTGCCGCTCTTGTCTGCCGCACCGTCCTGTTCCTCGCCTTCAGCAGCATCTTGCTCCGCGTCCGGCTCTTCCGCCGGACTCAGCATCTCATCCACCTCAGCGGCAGCAGCCTCCCGGCCCTTGCTCTGGGCGGGGGCAGACACAGCCTTTTCTTCCGCCGCAGCTTCACCGTCAGCAGCCGCTTCGCCTGCACCACCGCCCTCTGCAAACATCTGCAATTTCATGGCAGGTTCGTCCATATCATCTGCGCCGCCGTCTGTGACTACCAGCTCGACATTGTCCGGATACGCTTCCGCCAGCGCACGCAGGCCCTCTTCCACAAAGTCAAACCAGCTTGCGACCATCAGATTGTTCGGGCCGGGTTTCGGCAGGGCCTGCACCACAAAAGTCTCGCCATGCTGCACACAGCTCGTCAGGAGTCTCCCACTCCTTGCAGCCGCGTCCACCTTGTTTGCCAGCGTCTGCGCCAGCACAGAAACTGCCGCACATACGATGTCTTGTCCCTCCGGTGCGTAGTCGGCATGGCCGCTTACAGCCAAACTGTAGCCCTTGTCCGTGTCCATCATCTCAATTTTGATCATATATAACCTCCTCACTTATTCGGGTCATTGATATTCATCGCCCTCTCGGCAGCTTTCGTGGCCAGCGGGTTCGTTCCGCCGCCCACCTGTCCGCCCAGAGAGTTCGTCACTGTCTTCGCGCTGGTCTCTCCACCGCCCCCGCCGCCGGTCATGGCAGCGGCAGCAGCACCGGCCTGTTCGCTCAGGTTCGAGCCGTTCTGCTGGTCGATGACAGCCGCCATCTGCTGGATCTGTGCCATCGCCTGCTGCAGCTGCTGGTACAGAGTGCCGTTCTGGGCCACCCGCTGACGCACCTTCTCGATACCCTCGAAGTCCATCATGTCCAGACACGCCAGTGCGGCGTCCGCGTTGGCCGGGGCAAAGAACCCCAGCTGGTAGCATTCCTTTGCCGTCTCGTTCTGGCTAAGGCGGCTGAAGGTACTCTTCTTGGCCGCGCTCACCGTGATGTCGAACACCGGCTCATGGGCGCCCAGCTCCACGCCGCCCACGCTCTCCACCGGCTGCGGCCGCAGCATCTGGCCGGAAAATTCCCGGTACTCCGTACCGCCCTGCTGGCCGGTGATGCGGTAGACCCGCTCTTCGTCGTAGAACTGCCGCATCAAGTCGATGATGAAGTAGCATTCCTTTGCAAAGGAGCGGTAAGAGCTTTTCAGCATATCCCGGCTGAGCTTCGAGCCTGCTTCCTGCAGCGCCGCAATGGCCGAGGCCGCCGTCAGGCCGCTGGTCGCGCCGCCCTGGTTCACGTCCCGGTTTCCGCTGATCTCCTTCAGCTCGGCCACACGGTTCTGCTGGTAAGCGATGGTGTTGGAGGGCAGCGGAGCGGTCTCCAGCTCCATAAAGCCCCGCTCATCCAGACGGCCCACCAGATGTACCACGTCTTTTGCCGTGTCCAGCAGCTCGTCTTCGTTCACGCCCGCCGTGTCCGAGACGAGGTATCGCTTCTTGGCGGCCGCCAGCGTGTTCTCGTCCATGGCCTGCGTCATCCGGTCGATGGCGTCCTGGGTGTCCTTCATCACGTCGATGTACCCGAAGCCCGCCGGGCTGTTCTCTTCCACAAAGAGCGGGTCGAACACGAAGGGATATTTTCCGTGGTCATAGAAACCGGTCTCGGCCATCGCCGGGTCGTTCTCGCTGGCGTAGAGCACCACGCCGTTGCAGAACTTGCAGTAATGCACCACGGTCTGGCCGCCGGGCTTCTCCCGCTTGTAGTACCAGTCCACCACCACGCTCTTTTCGCTGGTGTCGATGTTCTGGTCACTGACGTACTGCCCCACGGTGATGCCGCTGCTGCCCGCCTTGCCCTCGAGCTGAGGCCACCGGGCCGCCAGACGGTCGTTGTCGGCCAGCGCCAGCGAGAAGAAGTTGGCCGAGTCCTGGATGTCCTCCACGCCCGGCTCCCAGTAGAGCATCAGAAGGTCCATGCTCCGGATGGCGATGTCCCCAAGGCCCTCTCGCAGCGCCGGGTCCCAGAAAATGCCCTTGACGCCGGTACCCTGCTTGAGCTTACGCCACCAGGTGTCGCTGTACACGCTCTCGTAGTCGGCCTGTTCCAGCACCACCGGCAGAATGTCGGAGAGGAGCCTCGCCGTCTCCTCGTCGTCCTGCGCCCTCGGCAGCACGTTCGGCTCCGGGTAGTTGTCCATGGCGTCGGCGTGTTTGTTGGCGATGGAGTTGAACAGCCACCCCGTGCTGGGGGCGCGCTTGCCTTCCATCACCCGGTTGCCGTACTGCTTCCAGTGTCCCAGCTTGTACCATTCCTCGTTGTCAATGATGCGCTTGTCGAGACTGGCTTTGGCCGACTTGTACTTTTCGAGGATGGCCATCGCCTCGCTGATCTCCTTCTCGCCGATGGGCTGCTCTCCGCTCAGTACATCGGTCAAGCTCTCGCTGCCCTCTGCAGCGGAGCCCGGCAATTCCTCCGGCCCGCCCGGTACACCGGCAGCAAGGCCCTGCAGGCCGTGGGTTCTGTCCCCAAAGCCCTCTCCCGCCATCGCCTCCAGCAGCTTTCTCTCCATTTCGTTCATATCCTCATAAACCTCGTCTTGTCCTTCCTCGGGTCCATATCCAGCGGGTCGTCCAGCATGGGCGGCGGCTGGGTGTGCTTTGCGGCGCTGATGGGGTTCTCCATCAGCACATACCTGCACTCGTCGTAGATGTGATCCTCCTGGGTGGTGTCGATGTCCTCCACGTTGCTCTCGTCATAGACGAGGTTCGGGATGGTGCGGATGAAGTGCTTGCAGGTGTTGAAGACCTGCAGCATCGGCCTGCCGTCTTCGCCGAAAGCCAGCCGATAGTGAAACTGCATCTTTCCCGCCAGACGGGTGTGGTCGCCGGGCATCCAGTGCAGAAAGTTCGGACTTTTCTCCTGCATGTCCGCGATGCTCTCGCCCCGGCTCTCGTCGAAGATGGCCGGGTCGGCCACGCCCAGGATGACCCGGCCTTTCAGCAGCGGGTCATTTTCCTCTGCCTCCCGGATCATCTGTGCCTGTTCCATCGGGTCCTTTCTCAAGCCCTCGTTGGGTGTGCCGGTGCAACCGTAAAGCTCCTTGATACGGTAGAGCCGCCCGCGCTCGTCCGCTGCATACCACCCCACAGAAAACGGCTTCGAGAAACCGAAGTCGTATCCCCGCCATATCTTCCAGTGTTCCGGGATGGGAAACGGTTCGATGATGTGGGTCCAGCGCTGGTCCTTGTAATGGTTCGGGTCGTTCCGCCACTCGGTGAACACCTGCCCCGAAAAGCTGTCCCAGTTTCCGTAGAGCAGCGCCTGCTTTTCGGCCTCCGGCAGCGAGGCCAGTGTGCCGATGTAGCCCGGGTCATTTTCCAGCAGCGCCGGGTTGTCAAAGACGGTGGACGGGATAAAAATGCGGGTGCGCCGCCGGGTGATTTCCTCCCCGTCCGGCGCTTTCACCTTCACCAGCTGCACCATCCGCGTCCCGGCAGGTGCCGGACTGATAAAACGTGCCTTCACCCAGCCATGCCCCACGCCGCCGGGGTTGGCCGTGGCCCGGATATAGACCCGGGTGCCGGGGCCGGAAGGGCGGTTGCGGCTCATGACATAGCTGTATTCGTCCCAGGTAAAGTGGGTCAGCTCATCCACACCGATAAAGTCGAACGCTTTGCCCTGATAGTTGTACTTGTCCTGTGTGTGGTTCAGGCTGCCGAAGTAGATCTTCGCCCCGCTGGGGAAGGTCCAGCAGTGGCTCGAGCCGTTGTACCTCGCTTTGGGAAATACCGGCTTGTAGTACCGCATGGTCTTGTCGATGAGCTCCGAAAGCTGCGGGTAAGTCTTGCGGAGGATGAGCGCCCGGTAGTGTGGGATGTGTACCTGCCGCAGCGCCTCGATGATCAGTGCGTCGCTCTTCCCGCCACCAGCAGCGCCCCCATACAGAGCTTCGTCCTCGGTGCGCGCCATAAAAGCTGCCTGCCTCGGCTGCGGCGACCAGATCACGGGGCGTCCGTGATATGTTTTATGCTCCATCCACCATCACCTCCGGCCCTTTTTCTTCCCGACCCTCGGCCCCGATCTCCACCAGCGGTGGGGCATCGCCCTCGCTCTGGCTCTGGCTGGGTACCATTGCCGCAGCCTTTTCGGCCACGGTCATCAGCACGGTAGCCATCGCGGCGGCGTTCTTGTCGCTCATCACGCGCTCACCGTACCGCTCGAGCTGAGCGTCCAGTAGTTTTCGCTCTTCGCTGTCCAGCTGCCGGTCGTAGCTGTCCTCGGCAGCGTACAGCACAAGCCCCGTCTCCGTGGCGTCCGCCAGCTCTTCGGCATCACTCTTGAGCAGTGTGCCTACCGCGAAGCAACGTGCGCGGGTGTCCTCGTCCAGTTTCCGATGGAGCCTGGCTCTTACCTGGGCCGCACGCTGGCTCTCGTCCACACGGCTCTGCAAATAGCTCACCTGCGCCCTCGCACCGAGGCTGGCCCGGATCGCTATCTCCCGCGCAGCAGCCTGCCGCTCTTTTGCAAAGGCGTCGCCCCGGCTGGCCTCCTCCGCCATCCAGCTGCGAATGGTGCTCTCCGGTACGCCGTACCGCCGGGCTACTGCACAGATGGAGCCAGACGACAGCATGGCCATCAGCACCTCGGCCCGCACCTTCGGCGGGTACTTCTGTCCCCGCCGGGAGCCCTTCACCGTGTTTTTGCAATACCTGCGCCCTGCCATGCTCTGCCTCCCCTCTGTAGTTCTTCCCTCCCAGTCTACAGCCACCGGAAAAACAAAACTACTGCGGACATTTTGCCCGCAGTAGTTTTGCAAGGTCTCGCCGCAGGCGAGTACGGGTTGCGGCTCCCAGCGTCTGCTGCGCTCCCGCTTGCATCCTGCTGGCCGCTGCCCCAGCCTCGACTCCCTGTTTCCGCCACTGGCGGCGGTCGCCTCCGCTGCGGACATTTTGTCTGCCGTAGTTTCTTGTATGGCAAACAGGCCGGATTTCCCCAGCCTCATAAACGCCGCTCTCACATCAGCCCCGCCGCCGCTGCGTATATCCCCACGGTGCTCAGTGCTTCCAGCTCCTTGTGGTAGTAGGTCGTCCGCCCGATGTGCAGCTTCGCCACCACCCGCTCCTCCGACATCCCGTCCAGATACCGCATCTGCAAAAGCCGTTTGCACACCGGGTCTGCGGCCTCGTAGTAGTCCATCGCCAGCGCTATCACACCCGCCCAGTCGCTTTTTCCCTGTCCACAGGCCCGCAGCTCTGCCCGCACCCGTCGTTTCTGCTCCCTGGTCAATCCCTCGCCGCCTTTCTTCCGCGCGCGTTAAAACGCAAAATACTGGTACTTTGTCTGTCAGGTGCGAACTTTCGCACCCTCCCGCTTCACCATCACCACATAGCAGCGCAGCTCGTCCGCGTCCCAGCCCTCTTTTTCGTCGCCCGGCGCTTCCGGCTCGGGTACAACGCACCGCACGAACTTCCAGCCCGGGTATCTCTGCTCCCACCAGTAGGCGTTGTCCTTGCAGTCGGTGCAGCCTTTGCGCAGCTGCTTGCGGCTCCATCGGGTGTCGTTGGGGGTGTGCTCCACCGGCAGTGTCAGATTCCTCGTCTCATACCACCGCATCTGCCCGTGCTTCTCGAAGTAGGTGATCAGGTCATCCAGCCTGTTTTGCAGATTCAGTCGGTCGGCGTTGGCCGTGCCGAGGCTCTCCACGCTGCCGTCCGGCCAGCGCACGGCCCATTTGTCTTCCAGCAGCTGCCGGAAGTCGGCGTTTTGCCGCATGGTCAGCCCTTTGCACTCTATCAGCAGGTGATGGTGGTAGCGCCCGCTCTTCCGTCCGCAGCCGGTCAGGCCCATGACCCGCAGCTCCACGTCTGCGCCGTATAGCTTTGCGATGGCAGCTTTCACCCGGCGGATGTAATTGCGTAAATCCCGCTGGGCCTGCTCCATGCTCTCCGGCAAAAAGGTGTCTATGTAGGTCAGGGTCAGATAAAATCCCAGCACGGTAAAGTTTGCGTTGGCTTTCTGTACCCTCCACCGGTGTGCGTGCTGGGCGTTCCGCTTTTTCTGCCGCTCGCTGCTGGGCCTCGTCTTCTTCCGGCGCTTGGCTGCGTGCTCCTCCGGTGTGATGTGGTAGAGGTCTATCTCCATGTACCCCTCTCCGCAGAGTGTTTTCTTCTCCCGGGTATAGCTCTTCTTCATCCTGTACCCTCCTGCTGCCTTAAGCTGGTAGTGTAGTTTTCTTTCCTGTGGCCCATCACCGTCACAGGGATAACGGGTATACGAGCCCCCCAAAGCGCCCGCCCGGACGCTTTTTATAAAAAGGATTATATAAACCGATATGCCTGCCGCCGAGCTCCCTCGGCAGCACCCATCTCGCCTTATATCTTTTGTCGCCAAAGGCCCCCGACTTTTTATCGGGGGCCTCGCTCACATCCAAAACTCCTTGTCAAAATCCTTTCGGTATATCACGGCATCTTCTCGTTTTTGCTTGGTGTAGGCCGTCTCTTTGGCCTTTTCCTCTTTCCACCGCCGGTATGTCTCGCACCGGTCGTGGCAGAGAGGACGCCGCTTCGGGCAGTCCTTGCAGGGAGCTCTCATGGTCTTGCCGGCTTTCCCGCCGCCGCCCAGTAGCCGTAGGTCAGCTCCGGCCGGCCTTCCTTTCTGGCGATGGCGTTGTAGAGTATCAGGTCGTGGACGTCGTAGTCCAGCGGCGTCGGGTCTTTTATCTTCCGCAGGACGGGCCGCTCCGGCTTCTTTGCGGCGCAGTCTGCCTTTTCACCCCGGGCATTGTTCTGGCCGACCTTCCGCATCTCTTTTCGGCAGGTCATTTTTGCGATGCCGCGCTTTATGCAGCGTCCGCCCTGTTCTTTGTAGGTATAGTAGGCCGCGTTGTCGTTGCTGAAGACGCCCGCCTCCCACAGTTCCCTTGCGGTGCCTTCGCCTATTACGTCTCCGGCTGCGTTGTAGCAGGTGTAGACGCTCATCATCCGGCCTTTCTCGCCGCGCTTCACTTCCAGCTGCCGTTCCTCAAAAGTGACTGCGTATTTCCGGTTCCGCCGCTTCTGGTTCTCATGCTTGGCCCACTCGCTGGTGTGGTAGCCCTTCGGCACGATGCCGCTGGCTTCCAGCTCTCCGGCTGTGCCTTTTGCGAGGACTTCCCCGGTCTGGTAGTCCTTCACGGTGTAGAGATTCGCTTTTCCCATGTGTTCTCCTTTAGCTGTGCCATTGCAGCCGTAGCCTTTTCTTCCAGTTTCTTTTCGCTCAGCACCCGCAGCCCGCCCTTCCCGGCCTTTCGCCCCAGCTGCTGCATCACGGCCCGCTTCAAAAACGCCCGCTTCTGCTCCTCGTAGTCCCGCTCGCTCTGCCGGACCCGGTCTTCGTCCGGCTGATTCTCCACCACGATGTCTTCCTTCAGCGCAGCCTGCGCGCACCGGCGCAGATGCTCCATCGCCACATCCAGGCCGTCGGCGTGGCCTTCTTCGTTCACCTGCCGGTAGTTGGCCAGCGCCTCTTCCTTCAGGCGGAGCAGTCGTTCCGTGCTGAAACCCAGCTCGTCCATGCAGGCTTTGGCGCAGAGCGTCCAGACCATGCCAGCTGCCACGTCGCCCGCCATCCGCAGCTGCTCTTCCCGCCGGGTGCGGGGGCTGCGCAGCACCGGCACCCGGAAGTCGGGATCTACATTCCTCGGCATCCAGCTGCGCCGCAAAGCAAGGCTCCTGTCCGTCGAGGGCATCCCCCGGTCGTTTACTGTCATGGCCACATCCAGACTCTCCTGCCCCAGCTTTTCCGCCCGGGCCAGAATCTTGTTCAGCCGCGCCGCGCCAATGCCGAAGCTCTGGTGCAGCGCGATGAGGATGCACCACCTCGTCATCTCCGCCGTTCCTTCCCGCGTCAGATCAAGCTCTGTCGTGAGGCTCATTTTGTTTTTCTTCATGCTGCTCGTACTCCCTGCACTTCTCATCCCGCCCGGCGCAAACAAGGCACTTCTGGCGGGTTATCTCAAAAACATGGATGCACTGTTTCCGGTCTATCATGGCTCACCCGTCTCCGCCATCAGGCGGCTCAGATCGCCCAGCATCCCGCTCACGGTCTTGGAGAGCGTGTTGATGGCGTCCTCCTGCAGGTCTCCCGGCAAAGCCCGCACCGTAAAGCTGGCCGCCACCATCTCCTGCTTCAGCCGGGTGTTCACCCGGCTGACCTCTGCCCAGAGCTTTGCTTCGTCCGGCGTCATCTTCCGGGCGCTGGGCCGGACAGCGCCCTTGATGAGCGCCGTCAGCTGGTGGAACTCCTCTTCGCTCAGCTCCTTGTCGTTGCCGGCTTCGGCGATGGCCCGCGCCCGGTCGCTGGGTGTCCCGGTTCGCAGGATGTGCTCGTATTCTTCCAGTTTCATTTCTGCTCCCCCGCATTCATCCCGTACAGCGCTGCCATAAACTTTGCTTCTTTGCCCTCTACGCCCCGCGTTACCTTGAGGTCTTCCGTATCCAGCAGCATTTCCTTGATACCCCTCGAAATTTCCTCGGCAAACTGTGGGTTGGTCGCCATCGGCCCCAGCAGATGCCTTGCCACACCCACAAAGCCGCGGGCGGCACACGTCAGCACCTCATCCGGCGTTTCTTTTTTTGCCTCTATGCCAAGCGCGATCTGTTCCTCTGCTACTTTTTTGATCTCGATCCGTACCATTGCACTCTTCTCCTTCACGCACTATGCCTGTCGTTCTTCTCTTCCGCCCCGCTCTGGCAGCGCTTCAGCTTGCGGCAGTACCGGCGCAGCTGCGCCTTCTCCGCCCGCTCAATTTCAAAGCCCCGGCCATAGCCCCAGCAGACGATGCCGCCGGCAGCCATCAGCACGGTCAGGATGGCTGCGCCCGTCCAGCTGCCCACGGCGTCAAAGGTGATGCTGTCGCCCACCCCCGCCGCGCCGATGAGCAGCGCAGTGCCGGTCAGGTAAAGCACCTGTATCTTCATTTTCATTGCAATTCTCCCTTCTCTGTGGTAAAATCATTCTGGTGATAGGCCCTTCAACCTGTCACTCGAAAGCTCGTCGGTGTTCCAGCACCGGCGGGCTTTTTGTTTTTCGGGGCCTTCCTGGCGTTCCGCTGGCAGATCTCCACGGCCTCCTGCCGCTGTTCCAGCGCGGCGTTCTTGTCGATGCGCCACAGCCTCGGCCCCTCCTTGTGGGCGGGCAGCTCGCCCCGCTGGCACATCCGCCGCACCGTCTTCGGGCAGATGCCCATCAGCTCGCCGTATTGTGCCACGGTCAGATATGCGGGCAGCTGCCTCGCATCCCAGACCTTCGCCTTCCGCATGGTCATCCCCTCCTCACAGCCACTCGCTGCAAATGGTGTCGGCCACGTGCTTTGTAAACCCCAGCAGCTTGTCGCCCCGCTGGAACATCAGCACGGCAGCGCCCACGATGGGCTGCTTGCCGTTCTCCGTGACGTCCGCCGGGGCAAGCCGCGTGGCCTTCTGGTTCGCGGCCTTGCACTTCAGGCGGCCGTCCTCGTCCACCACCAGCACCAGCCGGTCGGCTTCCTCCCGCGCCCAGGTGGCCTCCAGTGCCGCAGGCACGGTCTCCACATATCCGCTCACCAGTTTCTGCAGGGTCTCCAGCTTCGCGCCGTCCCCCTCGTCACACTCGAGCAGAAAACTCCGGTTCTTCGCCGGGATCACGATCATGTAACGGTTCATATGTTTTCCTTTCTCCCGCACTCTTCGGCGGGTCAGTTGTGAAAATCTCGTGAAGCTTAATGGTACTTTACGACACTTTGCGTTCCTTTGATGGAATCATCGGTACTCTGTGGGAAAATAGCTCGTTTGCCTTTTTGCCGCCAGCCCCTTATACTGTCAATATCTCGACAGAAAGGGGGTCATTTCATGGCAAATTCAAAGCAGACCAGCAAGGCCGTCGCAGGCAAGGCGTCTTCCATTTTGTGTGATAAACGCTATGGCTCTAAAGTAAAGAGCGTTGCTGCCAGCGCCTTAGCACAAACCAGACCGTCCAAGTCCAGCAAGAAAAAGTAATCGTTTCCCCTTTGGGCATCTGTGCTGCAACACAGGTGCTCATTCTTTTTCTTCAAACAGGTAGTCCAGTGTACGGCCTTCGAATACCGCCTGAATGGCTTTTGCTTCCCGCAGAGTAAATTGAGTCCGGCCATTCATTTTGTCATTCATCGAGCTTTCCGAGATCCCAATGTGCGCCGCCAGCCCTCGCTGGCTGTAGTGATGCTTCTTCAGCTCCACCACCAGATTTGCAAACATCTTTCCTCCTTTCTCCCGCACTCTTCGGCGGGTCAGCGGCCCGTTTCGTGGCCAAACTTTTTGAACTATGATACAATACCCCGGGAAAGGAGGTGATCTACCATGTCCTACATCATCGACTTCTATATCAGCTGTCCGATGTGTCTCCCCGAAGGTTCTCCTAAACTTCACGCCGAAATACGGCTGGCTCAAGGCCCCGGTCAGGCTCCGGCTTTTTCCTATCCAAGCGGTTGTCCCCGCTTCGATGGATGCCAAGCCTGTATTGACTGTTACCGGGAGATTCACCGTAGATTTCAGTCTGGCGAAATCGATTTTTATAACGACCCTCGTTCAGTCCACGGCGTTTTCCGTGCTACGATCCAGAAACCGAACCGGCCTCGATGACCCTCCGCAGCTTGTCCTGTACGTCCTTCGCCAGTTTCTTCCGGTACGCCCTGTCTTCCCGCTGCCACGGGTTGTTCATGGAGCCGTACCAGAAATTCAGTGCATAACAAAAATCGTCCAGTGCAGCACAAAGCGGGTCTTCTTCCCGAAATACGGTGGTTGTGTCCCTGCCCTCCTCTTCCACAGGAGCGCAGGGCTTTTTGCTTTCGTTGTCCATCTTTCCTCCTCCCTCCCGCACTCTTCGGCGGGTCAGCGGTCAACTGCGATGCTGGCAAAAGAGATATTCCATCCTCAGCCCCGGGAAAAGCACGTTCCGAACTTTTTCAGCTTCCGGGTATGTAAAATCAGTTTCTCCATTGATTTTGTTTCGGGCAGTTTTCTCTGAACATCCAATCGTACTCATAATGTCCTTTACCGTCAGGCCGTTCCGTTGCATCTCAGCTTTCAAATTGTCCATCGCTTACGCTCCTTTCGCTCGTTTCAAATTTACCGTATGTGGTAAAATCTGCTTTGATTTTACATCCTTAAACGGTAATTATCAATACCGTCTCTGAAATTTTTTATACAATTCGGTAATTTATTATTGACTTGCTGGGTTCTATTATCTATAATGGAGCCATACTACGAAAGGAGAAAATTCCCGTGTGGCTTGAAAATCTAAATCGATTGAAAAAGAGCAGTAGCATGACGATTGAAGAAATCTCTTGCGCCTCTGGTGTACCTAAAGGCACTCTGAACAAGCTCTTTGCTGGTCAGACAAAAGACCCCCAGTTGTCCACTGTTTCCGCCGTGGTTCACTGCATGGGCTATACTCTCGACGACCTGTCCGACGATACCGCAAACGGTAAGACTCAACTCACCCCCACTCAGGCAAAGCTGCTGGACAGCTTCGATCAGCTCAACGAGGAAGGCCAGATCAAAGCGGTGGAGTATGTCGAAGACCTCGTCCTCACCGGACGTTATAAAAAATGTCCTGCGTCTGGCCTGGACGCAAAGGAAGCATAAAAAATAACCGCTCTGGCTATACCAAAGCGGCCGGTTTGTATATGGAGGAATCACAGATGCGAAAGCGGCTAATTTCATTTGCCCTTGCGGCGACTATCATGGTTTCCACCTCTCTTCCGGCATTCGCCACAAAGAAGTTCGATATGAGCGTCTTTGATGGGAAGGATTATGTAGGAGTTGTGACCGATGATATGACCGGTTGGACTTTTGCATTTCCCCGGTTTGGCACCATAGAAGAAGGCGGCACTTATATTGTTTCTGATGATGATTCGCGATTAAGCGCTTCTTCCAGCCTATATCTCAACGATACTTATGATTTTTATTATCTCGACTTCAATCGTACAGGATCTTTTGCGTCTGGTTTTAATAGTGTGATCGTTAAAATCGGTGACAATCGATATAATTTTTCAAACGGACAGACTGATTCTACTGTTTCCGAAGGGATTGTTCTAGAATCATTTAGATTGCCGATGAAAAAAGAACTTGTTCCTTTTATGAATGATTTGGCCGAACATATAAATGATGAAATCAAAGTGCGTTTTGTGGGCGTCTATAAAGATTATGATTTCGCTCTTACATATGACATGAAGCTAAGAATCCTCGTAATGTATGACCTCTATGTTGCCGGCAACGGCACCCGCAATAAAAATCTGCGAGATATAACCGATTTGGACAGAACCATTGTCAGTAAAAACGGAGAAATTATTGACGGACACCGGGATGAAAAGATTCTGCGTACGGTCTTAGAAGGCGTCGTTGACTCCCTTGATACGTTATCTACCCATTGATTTTTTCTCGGCTAACCTGTATAATGAACTTACAGGTTAACCCCACCCTGCGTGAATTGGGGAATTAAAAAAGTGTTGTCTACAAGCAACAGAACCCGCTAAGCCTCTGAGTGCGAAAGCATTCAAGCGTATCATGGCGGGTCATGACAAAGACCCCGCCACGCCTCTCAATGATGCGCACCATGGCGGGGTCGTTTTTATTATTTTGAATCGAGGTGATCATTTATGTCCACCCGCCCCCATCCCGAATCTGCCCGCATCATCCGGGAGGCACGGCAGGCCGCCGGGCTGACGCAGAAGGAATTGGCGGAGAAGCTCGATGTCACCACCGGTACGATCGGCTATTATGAGCGAGGCGTAGGCCAGCCCAAAACAGATAATCTCTTTGCACTCTGTAACATCCTGCACATCAGACCTGCCGACCTCCTGAGCGCCGATACATAACCAAACGCCCCCGCCAGTGTTTCCACCAGCGGGGGCGTTTGTGTAAAAAAAGATCCAGGCAGCCTTGTACGAAAAAGCTGCCGGGGCGCGCATGGGACAATGTCGGTTTCGATCCGCACAATGATCATGTGACTTGCCTGCTGACACATCCAGTATACCATACCTCATGTGCATCGGCAAGCAAGTCGGAAAGGAGTTTTTATGGCCAAAAATAAAAAGCGTGCCGATGGACGGTATTCCTGTCAGGTCTACCTCGGCAAAGGCCCGGACGGGAAACGCAAATACAAGACCTTCTATGGCTCGACTCTCCGTGAGGCCAAAGCCGCTGCGGATGATTTCCGTTCTGCCGTCAGCAAGGGCATGGACCCGGAACAGGCCGAAGCCACCTTAGGCACCCTGTACGATAACCTCATTGCCGCCAAAAAGGCAAAGGGCATCGGCCAGAAAAGCATTGACCGACTGGCGACCAATAAGGCCCACTGGGGCGAGCTGGTGGACGTCCCGGCATCTGAGCTGCGCGCGGCCGACTTCCAGCAGGTGCTCAACAACTTGGCCGACTGGCACGACGGCAAGCCGCCTCTCTCCCACTTCACCCTCACCAACCTGCGCGGCAGCGCCAAGGCCGCGTATGACCTCGCCATCCCGGAGATCGTGATGTACAACCCTTTGGTCAAGACCATCACCCCCGCCGGGGCTGCACCGGAGCCGCGCGACCCCCTCACTGAGGCCCAGCAGCACTGGATCCGTGAGACACCCCACGCCGCCCAGCGAGCCGCCATGCTCCTGCTCTACTCCGGCCTCCGCCGCAGCGAGGCCACCGCCCTCACTTGGGCCGACATCGACCTCGACGACGCCACCATCACGGTCAACAAAGGCTACGACTTCCGCGCCAAGAAAGTCAAGATCACCAAGACCCCTGCCGGCGTCCGCGTCGTCAGCATCCCCAAAGTTCTTGTCGATTATCTTCGCACCCAGCAGGATGGCTGCTTCTATGTGCTCCACAACCACAAAGGCCAGCAGATGACCGAGCAGGGCTGGAAGCGTCTGTGGGAAAGCTATATGCGCGACCTGAACGTCAAGTACGGCTACGACGGCCAGCAGAACAAAAATCGCCCGGGCGGCCTGCCCATGCGCATCGACACCTTCACCCCGCACCAGCTCCGCCATACCTTCTGCACTCTGATGTACTTTGCCGGTGTGGACGTCATGACCGCCCGCGACCAGATGGGCCACAAAGACATCTCGGTCACGCTTGGCATCTATACCGCCCTCGACAAAAAATTCAAGAAGAAGAAAATAAACCGTCTGGACACTTACCTCAAAAAGTCCTGTACACAGTCCGGCTGACTTGTTTCTTGCCCTTTTTGACTTGCATCTTGACTTGCATTTCAAAAAAACTTTCCGGGAAATTAGGGCAATTAGCGCCCACATTCCCCTCCGAAGGCTATCTCCCAGCCAAACAAAAATCCCCGAAAAGCTAGGCGCGAAGCCACTTTTCGGGGATTTTACTTTGGAGCTACTGATCCGATTCGAACGGAC